TTGAATTGCGTATAGGCGATGTTCTCAAGCACCTTGATCGAGGTCTGCCAGCCCCATCGTTCATCGTTCCGTTGGAACTCGAGGATGGAGCCGAGGATGGCCGTCTGCTGGTCCTGCCGCTCGACGACCCGCCCCATGCCGTCGCCCGCGCCCGTGGGCGGACTCTTGAGAAGGCTGATGACGGAGGCGACAGCGGTGACGATATTGGCGATAGAGGACGCGGCGGTAAGGAAGGAACTCGCCATCGAACCAGCGGCCTTCCCAGCACCGCCGAGCGCCCCGCCGATGCTCTTGGCGATAGACGTCCCGACGTCAACGGCGTCTGTGATGAGCTTGGCGACGAACTTGATCGTCCACTCGGCGATCATCTCGCCGATCATGCGGAAGAAGGCGTCCTTGATGTTCCCCCAAAGCCCGAGCATGAAGTCCTTGAACGTCGTCGCGCCAGAGAGCCATTGCTGGATCGTGTTCCCGAAGCCGGAGGCGATGTCGTTGAACAGGCCGTCAAAGTAATTTTTGGTCTGCTCTATGGCGGGCTGGGCCGCCGCAGGAATGTCCGGGAAATGGTCCGCCATATCGATCAGGCCAGGGACAACGTCCTTCGCGTTCGTCGCGGCCAGGGCTTCTAGCGCGTCCTTGATCTGTGGAGTGGTGGTCAGGAGCCGGACTTCCTGCTGGACCAGGTGGTCCATCGCCTGCGCCAAGGCTGTCTTGTCGCCAACCCCGGTCCGCGTAGCCTTATTGAGTTCCTCCTGATCGACCCGGACTTGCCGGAGGGCAGCCGCTTCGGGGCTTGCCCTGTCAATGATGGACTGGATGGACTCCGCAAATTTCTTTTTTTCCTCGGCCGCCTTTTTGGCCGCCTCACCGCTTCCGTTAATGGCCTCTTTCAGGGCGGTGATTTTGCCTTCCAGCACCTCGACCTGGCCGGGCGTCTTTTCGATGGAACCCTTGAGAAGCGTCAGCGCGGCCTCGGCCGCCACAAGTTCAGCGGTTAGTTCCGTTCTCGTCTTGAGGCCGAAGTCCTTGAAGATCCCCATGAGGTTGGCAAGCGGCGTTATGGCTCCCGCCTCGATGGCTCCCTTGATGGCCTTGAAGGCGTCGCCGAGCAGGATCGTCGCGCCCTTGACGCTGATGGTCTTGTCCCGGGCCTCATCCATGCCCGCCAAAAATTCTCCCATGCCCTCGCGGGAGAGGTTCTTGAAGGGGTTGAACTTCAGGAACATTGTCCTGATGGCTTCCGCGGTCGTCTCGCCTTCGAGCCGGAGCCGCTTGAAGTCGTCAATCATCTTGGCGACGCCCGCCGCGACGATGGCAACGCCCGCCAGCGCAAACGTGAAGATGAACGTTTGCGAGGCAATGAGCCTCGCTGCTTGCAAGCCCTTGATCAAGCTCGGGAGCGCATACAGAACGGGGCCGATGGCGGTCATCAGCAGGCCAAGCCCCATTGCAACTTTACTCAGGCCCGCCGCAAGGCCCGGGTGTTCCTGCGCCCACGCCACAACCTTGGCGGTAATGCCTGTCACCTTATCGACGAGCTCCTGCACTGCGGGCAGGAGCGCCGTCCCGATCTGGATCCCGACACCCTGGAGCCCGCCCTTGAGGTCAACAAGCGATTCGCTGAACTTGTCAGCCGCGCCCGCGGCCTCGTTCGTGAACACGAGACCCAGTTCCTTGGCCTTGTCCATCTCGGCCTGCAAGCCGTCCCGGCCAAGGTTCAGCATGTGGATCATGCCCGTCCCGGCACGTCCGAATAGGTCAACGGCAAGCGCCGACTTCTGAGCGCCGTCAGGCATGGCCTTGAACTTATCGGCCACATCGAGCATGACCTGATCAAGTGGGCGAAGCGTCCCGTCCACGTTCTTGAAGGCGACGCCGAGCTGAGCGAACTTGGTTACGGATGCGGCCGCCCCGGAATTCGCGTCGGCCATATTGTTGGCAAGGAACTTCAGGGCCGTAGCGAACCCCGTCATCCCCATATCGGTTTTATTCACCGCAAGGGTGAACGATGAAAGCACGTTGGCGGCGATGCCCGTCCTCTGGCGAAGATCGTCGAACTGGTCACCCGCGTCAGCCGTCTTCTTAATCATCAGCCCGAAGGTTGCGACGATTGCGCCGCCGGCAATGCCGATGGCCTTCCCCAAGCTCTTGAACGTCTGCTCGTTCCGCAGAACATAGCCGGATAGGGTACTCTGGTCAGCCTTCACCCGAGCGATAGACTGCTCCCATTGCTTTGAGTTCAGCTCAAGGCGGGCTACGATGCTACCGGCGTCGAACGGCATTTATCCTCTCCCTATCGCTTGCAGGCGTTTCCACTTATCCTGAATCGTCTGTGCGGTTTTCTCGCGCTGAATCTCCGGCCGCGCACGCAGACCCCGGGCGTAGCGCCCGTACGCATCCGCGTCGGCGTGATATCCGTACCTCACCGCATCGGCCATGCTCGCCTCTCTCAGATCATTCGTGCGCATTGCCTCGATCACCCAGAACCGCAACTCCCGGAGTTCCATCTCCGAGAATTCGGCAAACGTAAACAGCCCGGGGAACGCCGCGGCGACTACGGCGCAGTCACGTCCCCAGGCTTCGGCGCGTTTTTTTCGGGGTCCGGGGCGTCGCCCTTCTTCTCCGGGTTCATGATGCGGGACGTGATGAACGTCATCAACTCCGATGCCTCCCGGATATCCAATCCCTCGATGGCCCCCTTGGCTTCTGGCCCGAGCATCAAGCCGAGCTCCTCGTAGGACCGCTCGAGTGCGGCATAGACCTTGCGCGTCTCATCGAGCCCGTCGAGCTTCGCCTCATAAGCCGCATGGACCTTATCGAGTTCCGAAACGACCGCCCGGCTGATCTTCCGCACCCGGAAGACCTGGCCGTCGATTTCCACCTCGAGCGGCGAGTACAGGCCGCCGCCGATTGTGAATCTGTTCATGTCAGCTCCTTATCAAGCCGGACCCATTCTCCAGATTTCGCCGACCATGCCGGAGGTAGCAGAGGGGAACGCACGGAACGTCACGTTGATGATCCGCTGACCGCTGTTGTCGTAGCCGAACTCGACGGCCGCCACGGGATAGGTCTCGTGAACGTGCAGCCATTCGGAAGTCGTGACGGACGCGACGTTGTTCACGAGCGGCTTGAGGATAAGCTCCTCGGCATCCGCGAACATCTGATCGCCGACGGTGTTGACGACCTTGAGGTTCGTCGCAGTAGCCACGGACCCCGTGATCATGGCTTCGAGCTGGTCGAGCGTCGAGCGTGTGAACTTGCACTCGATGGTCACGAGTCGTCCGGTGAAGACGGCATCGACGGGGCTGTCCCCGTGGCCGTCTTCCTTGATGTCCACCGAGTGGACCTCTTCCTTGAATACGACCCCGCCCAAAGTCGGACCGAGATCATCCCCGCCCCAGAGAACTTGACAGGGGCCTAAGTCACCGATGGGAAGCGCCATTTATGGCCTCCTATGAATTGAGATTTCCGCAGGCGGGATGGCCCCCTGACGGATTGATGACTGATGGAAAGAAGCGCGGCTAGGGTGCTATACGGCCCTGACGCGGCAGATGTAATTCGTGCTGAACTCGTAGTTGCCCTTCTCGTCCTGCCCGATATACGCGGGGAACGCCTGTGCCTCGCATGTCTCGAGGTAGCAGGCGTCGCCCGACGTGATGACGGGGAGCGCCCAGCCTGCCGCGCCGTGTAGGAGCGCATGGATGAGCAGGGCGTCCTCGCGTGCGTGCATGTACGTATCGCCCCGGCTCAGGACTTGGAGCGCCCAGTCGCACTTATCGGGGAGGTCAAAGTACTCGACGCCGCCTGAGCGTTCGAGTAGCACCGTGCATCGCGCCTGTGCGGTGAGCGGGCGATGGCCGGAGAATAGATCATGGCCAATGACGAGGGCGGTATGCGTGCTGATAAACTGCGTCATTTCCTGTATCATTTCGCCGCTCCTAGCCGCTTCTCCATCTCGGCCTTGATGAAGTCGACGGTGATGCCGATGTATTTCCGCATGAAACGCACGAGCTTTGCCTCGACGTACTTCGGCCCGACTCCGGCCTCAGACCAATGCACCTTGCTTCCCGTGACGGGGTCAATATCGTTTTCGGCCTCATGCCAACGAGCGGCATAGGGCATCTTGAACGTCAACTCGGCGATGATGGAGTCGCCTTCCTGTTTGTGCGTGAGGTCGAACTGCCCGCGCAGGTTGCCTTCAAGGTGCGGCGTCTTGGGCTCAACGGTGTCGGCATCATTCTTGAGTTCGGAGACAGCGGCGAAGATGCCCTTCTCGGCCGCATCGGGAGCCTCATGTATAGCGAACTCCAGGAACTTCTTGTCGAAGTCCCCGAAGTCGAGCTTGAAGCCCGTGTCCCCGATGCTCATGCCACGAATACCTCGATGTGCGTCGCCGAAAAGTCTTTCTGCGGCACGATGTTCAGGATGGAATGGTCTGCGCCGTCGAAATTCATCTTGTCGTCATGCGTGATGACAAGCGTCGAGGGGCAGTAGATCATGGCCGATGACACGACCTGCTCCCCCGCGAAGTTGCGGATGAGCCGCGTCTTGCGCTCGATGTAACCGTTGAACGCGACATTGGTCGTCGGAAGCGGCTCGCCCCATTGGTCAAAGCCCCCGCTTCGGACGAGGGTGACGGCATCGACGCAATACGCTGATATCATTGTGTTTATCTCCCGCGCCATGACAGCGCGATCCGCGAGGTCGGATTCAGATTGTGCTCGCAATTCGGATGAACGGGCGGCTCGACGTCAGACGTGAGCGCCGGGTACTCGGGGTCATCGCCTGAGATTGAGAATATCTGCCCCTCAAGCGCCGCACATTCCTCGCACGGGTTATCGTGCGTCGAGAACTCGACGAGGTCGCTTTCATACTCTGCGCTCATTTCCTTCACGGCCTCGGTCGATGCCTCTATCATCCGCGTCCGCGCAACCATTTCCGAGTACGCCCGGACCTCGAATCGCCGCGTCCCGATCGTGATGTAGTTTCCGTCGGCAAGGTTCGAGCGTAGCCATGCCATGATCGCCCGACTGATCGTCCCCCGCGCTTGGTTGTTGGCGATGGCATTGGCGACAAGCGATCCGATGTACTCATCGGCCAACGCGCCCAGTCCGCTTGCGTCGAACTCCTGGACCTGCATGAGGCTCGCGTTGTGCCGCCTGAGCCCTTCGATGTACTGCCCGACGAGCATCTTCATTGACGCCGTAGCCTTCATGTAGTCCTTGAGGATGGCGTCGCTTGAGCGTTCCATCGCTTGCGTATGGCGGCGCTTATTGAAATCGCGGTTGCGTTTGGCCCCGATCATTTCGAGTCGGTTACGGACTGTGCCCTGCTCGTCCTGATAGCGCACCCTTACGGCCCGAGTGGCCCATCGTGCGGCATAGACGGCAAGCGCGTCGATTGACCCGATGAGGTCGCGCTTGACCTTCCCGGCCTTTGTTTCTGAGAATGCGCCCACGTCGAGCGACCCGAGGCTCCGGCGCATCTCGGATTGAACGGCTCCGAATGCGCGGACGATCTCGGGCGTGCGTCCGGTCATAAGTTCATGTTCTCCTCGTCCTCGTCGCGGTCAACGGGGGCGACATAGAATTCCTCGCCTGCCGTGGAATATTCCTCCAGAATCCCGGCGACGATGGGCGGGATGGGGATATCAGCAAGGCTCGCCTCCGCATAGTCCTCCTTGACAATCCCGGCCTTCACGACACCCTGCGCCTGTATGCCCTTGCGCCTGTCCTCGTCAGCCGCGTGAACTGCAAGGTAATAAGCCATCTCGGCCTGTGCCTTTTTGAGCGTGACCAGCTGTGCCGCGGATGCCTCGGCTTCTGTCGGCAATTCAAACAGCCCGGAGTAATACAGGCGGTTATAGGCTTGCGTCAGGACTTTCGACTTGAGCGTATCGCCGCTCCCGTCGAGCGCATCCCATGCAGTTGTAATAAGCCGCTCGTCGGTGAAGTAGGCGTCGGCCTCAACTACGGTTGCGAACCATCCTATTGCTGGCATATCATGCTCCTCTCTGACCTACTCGTTCCAACGCCTGCCCTTCATGCCGGGCTTCAAGTGATGAGCCCTTGCCGTCGGGTGCTTTCCGATCCGGGACGCCCAGTACTTTGGATCGACGGACGGCTTTTGGTAAATCCACTTCGCGCCGGATGCCCCGAGATGACCGTGGCCCGATAGCGAGGCCGTCCCCGTCGTGGCCTTACGCCATGTCCCGGTGAGATGACCGCGAACCGAGATCCCGGCCCAACCAGAAGTCGCCTTTGTCCCGGCAGAGGAGAGAGCGCCGCCTCCCGATATGGCCGCGGTTCCGCTGTGTGCCTCACCCGCTTCTGCAATACCCAAGGCCGTCAGCGATCCGTCGCCGGATATCCCGGCCGTTCCAGATGCGGACTTGGTGCCTGTGGCCTGCGTCGTTCCCGCATCGGAGATGGCCCCGGTTCCTAACCCCGTCTTCTTGCCCGCGCCGGAAGTCGTCCCCGTGCCGGAGATCGATGCGGTCCCCGAATGTTCTTCGACTACCTCCGCCGTGCCGCTGGCGGTTATGGACCCGCCGCCGGATATGGCCGCATTGCCAGACGTTTGCTTTGATGCAGTTCCCGACAATGCGCCCTTGCCGGATATGGCCCCTGTTCCCGCGCCGACCTTGACGCCGGACGATATCAGCGAACCTGCGCCGGAGATAGTGTCGGCATCCCCGGACGTGGCCTTTGCGCCCGTACCCGAGAGCGCCCCCGCGCATGAGATAGACGCGGTCCCCTTGCCGCCCATTATGCCGGATGCCGCGACGCTCCCCTTGCCCGAGATGGCCGCGACGCCGAGCATGGCCGCGAAGCCAAGTGCGGCAATCGCCCCGGCGCATGAGACGGTCGCGCTTCCGCGTCCGCCCTTGGACGCGACTCCCGCAGTCGTCCCTTTGCCAGAAATAGCGGCCGTCCCGCTGTGCGTCTCTGTCTGAGTTCCGGGGACGAACAGGGTTACAAGGGACATTTAGAGACCTACCCCGAGGAGTGACAGCATATTCCCGACTGGGGAGTCAACCCATGTCAGGATGATCCGACCTGCCGCACCGTGGCCCGCGACATTGCTTGACCCTGCCGCACCCGAACCACCGCCGCCCGGAGCAACGCCATCACCGGCGGCATCCGAACCCGCAACGCACCCAGGTCCACCATCTCCGCCTTGCCCACCGCCGCCGCCCGATCCGCCCGTTGTCGGATTGTTATCGTGGGAACTTTCCCCCGCCGCACCAGCCGAGGCATCGGTATATCCGCCACCTTCGCCACCGCCAGCTCCGGCCAAGGTCGTCGTATTTGAACCCGCACCGCCCGCACCGCCAGCACATCGGGAAGTTGTCCCGATAGAGTTGGCGATGGTCCCGCCCGCACCTGCAGCAATGGATGATGTCGTGCCGCCACCAGCACCCCTAACAGTCACCGCACCAATGACAATTTCAGACAGCCCGCCTGCTTGTTGATCTATCCCGCCGACGCCTACCGTCACGGTATAAGTAGAGCAAGGAGTGGTGGCTACGCCTGTTTGCCTCGCACAAGCCCCACCGCCTCCTCCGCCGCCTGGGTCTGCGGTATGGGTTCCTGCTTGTGACCCACCCCCGCCCGCGCCCCATGCCACGACATCGACAAGGCTCACCCCTCCGGGGCAATACCAAGTCCCTGTCACGTCGAAGGTCTGCGAACCCATTAAGTCACCTTTGTGCGATAACCAGTGAAGGTGAGGTAAACCGTGGTCAATGCCCCCGATACGTCAAAGTAAAGAGCCGTATTTGCCGTGGTTTTTATAGGAGCCCCGCCGAGTGGAATTACACACCCGCCGCCAGCCGGGAGAGGTACGGTCATAAGAGTTGTGCCGCCACTCCCGTCGGTCAAAAGGCAGAACCCGCCCGTTGCCGAGGAGTTGTAGGCCACGATATTACAAATGACATTCCTGACGCCCGCGCCTGTCGTAAAGACGGCCGACGCCGTGGCGGTCCCGTTGGTATTTGAAATGCTTTCCGTTAAAAGGTCGCCTATGGTGCATTCCGTCCTGACCAACAATGCCCCGTCCATGTCCGCCAAGAGGTCTGTCCTATCCGTATCCGCGCAGACCTGAGCAGATGGGGTGGACTCGACCTTGGCTCCGATCTTTATTGGATTTCCTGAGTCGGTAGCATCATGCGCAACGTGCCCGGAAGGACAAACCCAAAGCGCCCCGGTTGCATTGGTATTTAATGTTGACACATCGCCGTCTGTGGTCGAGGAACTTGCAAGGGCATCTCTGCGAACGGCACCGGCGACCATGACCGACATTCCAGCCGTTTCAGCGGTGTCTTCGATTGCCGCACCTGCGACCCAGAGTTTTCCGAAATTATCGACAAGTAGGTTGGTGTAGTCATTATCGGCACAGTTGGCATTGGCAACAGGGGCATCAAGGCGGGAGGCACCTATTTTTACCAGATGCTCGCCCGCCGCCCGAGCGGTATCTTCAGTCGTGGCAATGCTCGTATCGCCAGCGACAATGGCTCCGGCGACAATGGCACCGGACGCTATCGCACCTGACGATATCGCGCCGCTCGCGAGCGCACCCGATAGGATAGCCCCACTTACCACCGCACCTGCGGCAATCGAACCCGCCGCAAGTGCGCCTGAAGCAATAGAGCCGGAGGCAAGTGCGCCACTTAATATCGCTCCGCTAACTACCGCCCCGGCAGATACCGAACCTGCCGCGAGGGCACCAGAGGCGGCGGTCACGGCGATTGAAGTATTGTTGATGGTGACATCCCCGATGTCTGTCCCATGAACAAGCTTGGCATTGATGGCGTCAATCGCCGCATCGATGGTATCTAGGACCGCGTTATCCGTGGCCCCAAGGTTCACGTCGCCAATGACGGTTCCGGTAACCAACTTCGCATTAATGGCATCGATGGCCGCATCGATAGTGTCCAGTACCGCATTGTCGGTAGCCCCGAGGTTTACGTCCCCGATAACGGTCCCGGTGACTAACTTTGCGTTGATAGCATCGATGGCGGCGTCTATCGTATCGAGGACCGCATTGTCGGTTGCGGACAGATCAGCCGTAACCGTTCCAGCAATGGGCAATGGCGTAGCCGTGCATACGTCGCCATCATTCGTCCCGTTGGCCCCGGCTATGATCTTGACGCGCTGGTACTTGACGCCTGCGATTTCGTCCGCACCGATAACGTCGCCGCCCGTCATCGTATTCAGAGTTACATCATCGGCCATGTTGGCCTCCTATGGTTGGAGATTGCGCTTATGCGTTCAGGTCGAGATCGGCGTCGGTGAGCGTGTAGGTTCCCTGCGCGGCGAAGTCTTCCTGCGTCACGAGTGCGGAGCCATAGAAGGTCGTGCCGCCCGTGTTCCAGATCCCGACATAGAGGACCGTCCCCCCCGCCGGGACATCGAACACGGCCGTCCCGTTGAGGTTCATCGTCCCGCTCCCGGCCGTGCTCCAGGCGATTGTCTTCCGAGCGTAGGCTGGGTCGCCACCGGCCAGCTCGTTGTTCGCCCCCACGGCTCCAGGGTCGCCATCGTGAAGCGATGCCTTCACCGCCAGCGCCCCAAGGGCGTTGAGCATCGCGTTCTTTCCGTCCGTTGAATATGGCATGTTATCCTCCTAAATCCTTTTGAGTACGTATGTCCGTATATCCGTGCGCCCGAGTAGTGTCTCGTCGCGCAAGTCCTCGACGATCTCGAACCCGCAATCGTCCATGAGGTTCTTGAGCTGGTTCGGGAAGAAATGCCATGCGTGCTCCCCCGGCTTGAAGTGCTTCGAGGTCATCATGTGCTTCGGCGTGTAGAAGATCGGCGTCGAGACGAAAAGCGTCTGGTTCGTCATCCGCGGCAAAAGCGCCATCGGGTTCTCGATATGCTCGAGGCTGTCAAAGAACGTCACGCCCACGATGCCGCGCTTGGCAAAGTCGCCCCTGTACGGGTTGAACCACCGCTTCCGCTTCTTCAGGATCCCGACGGCATAGGGATTGATGTCGTAGCCTAAACAGTTCCCGTGTAATTTGAGGAACGTCCCTGCGCCAACCCCAATGTCGAGGATCAGTCCATCGCCGCAATGCTTCCGCACAAGCGCAAGTCGGAAGGCGTTCAGCTTCTGCGCCAGCTCCGACTTGTCGCGGTCGGCCAGATACAGGTAGCACGACTTATTGTAGATCTTCAGGTTCCACTCCAGGGTCGACCCCGGCGTCTCCCCGGAGAGCAGGGCGTCATAGTCGTCATATTCAGGCATTGAGGAATCGCTTGACGCGCTCGAATACAAGCGCTGGCCGTGACTCCGGGCCGTAAGGGATGCCCACGTAGGCATTGTTCGGACCCCGACACCACGGGGGGAGCCATGAGTACATGAAGCACTTGTCGTAGATGCCATGCTCTGACGTGCCGCGAATAGGCCAGAAGATAGCCGTCGGCGTATGGAAGTGGCAGGCCAGCATCCCGAGGCCCGATGAGAATCCGAGGTACAGGTCGGCCGCCCTCAGAATTGCCAGCGTGTGCATGATGGGCGTCTTGCCCGTCAGGTCGATGATGAGGTTGTCCTTGTCGAGCTTTTTCAATTCGTCCGTGTAGCTCTTGTCGAACTCCATGCCCGTGAGGACGACGCGGCACCCGTTCGCCTGATGGAACATCTCGATGAGCGTCATCCAGTCGGCCATCGTCCAGTCGCTTTTCGCCCAGCTGTGGTTCCCGCCTTTGGATGAGGTGTAGATAACGGTAAGTTTGCCCCCCGCACGCGCACGGAGGTCGGCGACCTGCTCATCGTATTCGTCAAGCCCCGTGATCTCGAGGTTCCAGTTGACCTCGTATCCGGGAATGACGTTCTCGAGCGGCACGCCGAGCTCGAGCTGTGAGCCGTATTCCATCAGGTAATCCAGCCCGCCCTTGTTGACGTAGAGCGGATGACCATGCCCACCTGCCAGAAAGAATGAGAACGGCAGGCGGTTGGAGATCGTCCGCACATCATCGACGCATGGCAGGTGCTTCAGAAACGTCGAGGTATAGCCCCAGTCCTCGCGGAACGTGGCGATCAGATGGTCGATGCCGTTGCGCTCCTTGAACGACTCGAAGATATAGGCGGGCCAGAGCACATCGCCTATGCCCGGGGGGAACCCAACCGTCGCCTCCTTGAGCTTCTTTGGGCGATTGCGGAACGCCTCGAACGTCGACAGGATGACCGATGTCGGGATGTCCTTATTGCAATCGTGGTTCATCTCCCGGCAGTTGCAGAAGGGCGAGGGCGCGACGAACTCGAGGTTATCGAGCCCCATGCCGGGGTCGAGCACATGCTCCGGGCCCGCATGCCCGCCGAAGATGCAGAACGCCCTGGCCCGGAGGGCGACCACGGCCAGCATCATCATGTTCGGCCCGGTGATCGTCATGTCCGCGATCTTGAGCAGGCCAAGGATTGTCGTCATGGGAAGCTCGCCCTTGTGGAACTCGGCATCTATCCCGACGAGTTGCCCATCGAGCGCCTCGTCCTTCCCGTCGATGTCGGCGATGCTCAGGAAGAAGTACTCGTGCCCGTACTGGTCGATGATGAGCTGGAGGTATTCAGCCTTGGGATTGCGGGACGAGCAGGCCCATTCCTTGCGGATGGTCGGGGGCCGCACAAGGCAGAGCTTTTTGCCATTGAGCGCCAACCCATCCACGACCTTGCGGGCCGCGGCTACCCACTCGCGCTTGACCGGGAGCATGAACGAATATCGCTCGGGCGCTATCCCAGCCCCGCGCCTGATGCCCTCGAATACGCTGATGTGCTCAGAAGGCTCGGGCACCTCGGTCGACGTGCCCTGCCGTTCGAGGAAGCACCGCTTGCCGACGCGGACCATGCGAGTCATGCCGATCTGCTCGGGGATGCCCTCGGGCCTCTTAACGAAAAGCGTTTCGTCGACATGCGCCAAGTGCTTGCTGGGCGTCCTATGCCCCGTCCCGGCGTTCACGTCATCCGGGTACACGAACTTCACGTTCGGCATATCCCAATAGAACTCAGGGATAGGCGTCTGGAGATAGACGGTCTCGTACTTCTCGGCCAAGTCCTTGATGACAGGGCGTTGGCTCAGGTTGTCGCCAAACCCGTAGCACCCGCGAAAGAAGATGGCAGGGCCGATCTTGGCAGGCGCTTCCTCGGCAACGGCCATCGCCTTGGGCTTGCCGTCGTCAACGCTCTTGCGGCTCAGGGATTCCCATTGCCCTCCCGCCGGAGCTTGCTGTACGCGGGCCTCGCGCCTCGCCTTGAGTAGCGCCATCCGGCCCCGAGGGAGATCCCTGCTCGTTATCATTGCCATACTGACCTGCTCCTCAATTCCTCGAATCGCTGGATGATCTTCGCCGCCGGAATATCCTTGTTGCACGCATGGTCGCCGCGCTTGCAGTCGCAGAATGGCTCCGGAGCCACGTACCCGAATCGGTCAAGCCCCATTGAGGCGTCGACGATCCGCTCGGGCTTGGCACATCCGCCGAAGATAGTGAAGCACTTGACCCGCTCGGCTATAGCGGAAACCATCGCCCAGGTCGGCCCCGTGATGACCATATCCGACAGTTTAATGAGCCCGAAGATGGTCGTCAGCGGCAACTCGCCTTTGAGAAATGCGGCATCGATATTCTTGAGTTCGCCGTCAAACCACTCGGCCCCCGGCTCGAGGTCCGCAAAACTGAGATAGAAGTACTCGCCCCTATAGCGGTCAATGAGCAGTTGCAGATTCGCCGCCTTCGGGTTCCGCGATGCGTTCAGCCATTCCTTGCGGATAGTTGACGGGCGAACGATGCAGAGGCGCTTGCCCTTCATGTCGAACTTCGCCATGACCGCCCGTGCCGCCGTCAGCCATTCGGCCTTGACCGGGAACGTGAAGTCGAACCGGTCGAGCGTCACTCCCGACTGTTGTCTGAGCCATTCGATGTGGCTCACTCCCGCATTCATGTTCCATTGGTATCGCCAGCCGAGCGATTGCAAGAGTGCGGGACGCGGCGAGAAGGTCGTCGCCGGAAGGCTCTCCAGGTACTTCGTCTGCGTCCTGAGCGGCACGCGCCCGGGATTGATGAACTTGACATTTGGAATGTCCCAGTAGATGTCGGGACAGGTAGTCTGCAAATAGACCGCATCGTATTGCTGCGCCAGCACCCGTAGGATCGCCCGCTGGTACAGATTGTCGCCAAAGCCAAGCGCGGTCTGGAAGAATGCGTCGCGCCTGTTGGACTTGATATCGTCCATCTTCCCGAACGGAAAGCACCGGATGGCGCTCGCCGGGTTCAGGTTTATGACCTTCGTCCCGGTCGGCTTGATGAGGTCCGCAAGCGCATCGATGTCCTTGATAAACCCTTCGAGGACGCTATCCCTAGTCGGCACGCCGTAGCCATCGTGAAAGTGCGATTCGCCATCCTGTCGCTTGCAGTCGAACCCGAGTAGATATATCGGATTGGCCCCGAGGCAATAGGCCAGCCCTATCGCCCCGACGCCTGAATGATTGCCGTGATATAATCCCTGGCTGATCGACTTTGAAAGGCCCGTCCTGCCGAGCGCATGGAGTGAGACGACGCCCTTGTCCACCGGATAGCCGCTCATGTTCAGGTAAACCTTGCGGCCCGGGAACGTCTGCCATGCCGCCTCAGCCTGGACGCGCTTGTAATAGCGGTTGTCCATGAAAAAGTGAATGTCTGCGAATGGCAGATGTTCGTATGCGCGATTGATGGCGATAATGCGCCCCTTCCCGCGCAGGCGCTCGAAGTCGAATCCCTTGAGCGATGCCCCGCCGCCGATGATGAAGCACGGCTCGCCCTGGCCTCTGTCGTCGGCCCATTCGCCATCGCGGAGCCCGTTGACCCCTGCGCCTGTCGATGGCGCTATCCCTAACCGAGACTCCCGACGGGCCTTCAGCATTGCCATGCGCCCACGGGGCAGGTCTCTAGTCGTTATCATTGCCATTCAGCGGTCACCAGTTTGTCCACCTTTATGAAGCCATTGTGCCGTTTTTGGGCCTGAGAGCCACGTACAGCCATTTTTATTGATGAGTGCGCCCCCCACAACCACGGGGTTTAGGCGTTCGTGCGTCTACGCTCAAATTGAAAAGACGGGGGAGGGACCGCCCGGGCCCCTCCCCGCATCTGCTTTGTCTAGGGAACAAGCCTCCCTTGGCCTATGTCTTACGCCATCCCGAGCCGGGCGATCTGGTCCGTGTCGCCGACTGCGCCGCCGTAGCGCATCCAACCTGCGGCCGCATCCGTATACGACAGCATGTCGAAGTTGGCGAACGTGGTCAGGTCCATCCGGTAGCCCGCGACGAGCTTGTGCTTGGGGAGAACGAGCCATGCGTAGGAGGAGCTGGCGAGCATGGTGGTGGAAATGACCTGGAATCGGTAGCTGGATCTCTGGTTGTTCAGGTAGGGGTTGTTCATGTACGAGACCGCGTTGACGGCCCGCTGACGGAGTTGTTCGGGAACGAGAACGATGAAGCTGGCGTTTTCAGCGGTAACGCCGTATCCCTTCCCAGCCACGGCCAGGATGATTTGAAGAGCGCCCGCATTGAACGTCGCCAGATCCCGCCCTGCGAGATATCCGGCCGTCCCGGCGGCGACCCCGTCGGGATGCGCCGCCCAGGCGACAGCGCCCGTCGCGCCGACCGCCTCGACCAGCGCATAGAACACCTCGGCCCGCTTGGCATACGCCTTGTTGCGGAACTCGATGGCGTTGTCCTCGATGGTCCAGTATTCCTGGTCATCGAACAGTTGCCGGTGCCAGCCGAGCGCCCCGCCGTAGAAGTCGAAGTAGACGTGCGCCTTCTCGCCCCACATCTTGTGAACAAGGAGCTTCCCGCCGATCGGGATCTTGTCGAAGGTGAGCCCGCTCTCGACATCGAGAATGTCGAACCCATTGCGGTTGGTGCCGCTGAAATCGCGCACGTTGAAGATCTGCTCGTACCCGTTGTCGTATTCGGTCGTGAGGTGGTACTTGTCGAGCACCTGGAGGACGGAGTCAGGGAAGTCCTGAGGCGATCCGAACTCCTGGATCTTGGCGAGCGCCCGTTTGATCTCTGGGTTGCGGTCGGGTTCCGAGAGGAACTTGCCGAGGTTCTTGCTGAGGGTGACGCGGTGGTCGGGGTTCGAGAAGTCGAACTTGGTCCAGTCCTTTACAAGTAAGCCTTTCATGTCATCCTCCTCAGCTCACCGTCACATGCGCGCCGTCGAGGTCGATCAGCACTTCGGTGTCGCCCACGGCGGCATCCTCGAGGCAGATGCCGCACATATAGTTCGAGCCGGAGTCGTTGTTCAGTTCCTCGTCGGCGTGGTCGAAGTAGACCTTGTCTCCGGCGGTGAACTCGCCGGCCCCGGTCGTGACGCTCTTGGGCGCCAGAACCTTCTCAGCGTGGTAGCAGAACGCAACATCCACGTCGGCATCGGCGTCCTGCATGTAGAATCCCACCGTATCTTCGATGAGATCCCATTGACCCGCATCGACGCCCCCGGAGGGCGCCGTCACGATAAACGACCGCCAGTCGCCATTGGGCGCGGCAGTCCTAAGTTTCATGCCTGTTTCGGTCATGATGTTTCTCCTGTGTTATTTTTTGATATCGTCCCTCAGGGCATCGGGGGTGAGCAGGTCGTCGATCGACGTATCGCCGGCCTTTCCGGCACCGACTCCGGCCTTCCCAGTATCGCCAGCCTTGATGCCGACGATCTCAGAGAAGCGCTTGAACTCGTCGAGCTGGCTGTCCAGGAACTTGTCCACGTCGCCCGCGAGCGAATCCTCGTTCTTGGGGTCGAACTTGGCCTGGTTCGCCAGCACGAAAGCCGCCTGCTTCTCGTCGAGCTTCCTGCGCTCGATTGCGGGCTTGAGGGATTCGGCGGCCTTGATCTTGAGCATGCCGCGATTGGCCGTCTCGATCTTGGCTTTATACTCTGCCTCGCGTTTCTCCCAAGCCGCCCGTTCCTCGGTGAACTTCTCGTCGGTTCGCCGTCGATGCTCGTACTCGCCCTTCTTGCCGTCTCGCACGATCTCCTGGACGAGGGGATCGCCGAAGATTTCATCGCCCTCGAAAAGGTCCGAGATGCGAAGCTTGGCCGCTTTGACGGCTTGTTTCAGCTCGTCATTCGTCATTTTGTCGCCTCCTTTGGAGCGTTTGTCGCGGTCAGCGGACTCGGCGAACTCCTGGAGTGATGCCAGGAGCGTCGCGCCCGCAAACCCGGGTTTACAGGTCTCGGAATTGCCTAGTGCAATCCCAGTTATGTCCTCGACATCCACGTCAACGGCGCGTGCGTTGGGGCTCACGTTCTCAGGGAGCGTGATGTCAGCCTCGATGCTCGCAACGTCGAGCGGGATGTTGCGGTATTCGGGAAAGATGTACATAATTGCTATTGAAGACAGCTTGCCTGCCACGTCGGAGATCGCCTTGCCGACGACCTCGCCGATGGGTTTTCGGCCCTCGTGGTCGTTCGTCATCTCGTGAAGGTGGAAGACCTTGGTGCCGACGGCGAGGCGTTCCGTGATGTTCTGGATCGCTGAACGCGCCCATTTCTTGATCACCTTGCCGATGCCGACGACCTTGCCCTCCGACTCGCCCTCGTGGCCTATGCAATATGCGCGGAACTCAGGAGCGGCGTCGTCCTTGCGGATGCGCTTGTACGCGGACGCGGATACGTGGTCCAATACCTCATCGGATGCCATCTCTTGCAATTCGCCCGCGATCTTGATGTGTAGCATGCCGCTCTCCTATGCGCTTTTCTTCGCCTTGGCTTTCTTCTTTGGCTCAGGCTCGGGCAAGCCCTCGTTCAACAGCGTGTTCGACTTGCTGTGGTCCTCGACGGCGCGCTCCTCGACCCGCTTGTAGCCAAGAGCGCCCATCATGCCGTCCACGTCATGTGAGGTAATCATTTTCGACAGGTCGCTCCCCCGCGTGATGGGCTCGGGCGCCTGCGTAGCGATGCCCTCAGTCGTAACGATGCCGAGCTTCTTGGGCTCAACCTTGGCCGGATTGATATGCGCGTTGGTCGTGATCACTTCGCCCCCTTGTCTTTCTTGGCGAACGGGTTAAGCCCGCCGCCGCCCTTACCCTGCGTATCCGTGCCGCCCTCATCAGCGGTGTCCTGGTTGCCCTGTGCTCCCGCGATCTCCTTGGCCTTCTCGAATGCCTCAGCGTCAGCCGCTTCCTTGGCCGCCAGCTCCTCCTCGACGTTGAGGCCAGGCACCTGATTGAGGAGCGTCTTGATGGAGATGGCGCTCTCCCGATACAGCGCGAGCCAAGTCGTCGTCAGGCGCTCCCAACTTTCCTGCGTGATCATGGGGATGGTGACGATGATCTTGTCGGGGTCGAGCGGCGTCTTTTTCTCGATGTCGTTCCGCATCTTCATCGCCTTACTGATGAGTTCTGTATAGGCCGCCCGCCATATCTCGCGCTCCTTGGCCGTACTCATGGCGATGAGCTCCAAGAGCCCTTCGTTCGCCGCGCCGTATTTCGTCGTCAGTTCGGGAGCTCCGAGGAAGTGGATGGGGACGCCCGTCGTGCCCGAGATGAGCTTCATGAGCGTGATGATCTCTGACTCGATAGCCTGCTGGCCTTCGGACGCGGGCTGTTTATAGTCGAACTCAGCCGTCGCCGCGAATGCCTTGCCGATCTTCCAGTTGAGGTCGTGGATCTGCTCGTTGATCTTCTTGGCCTGTTCGGGCGTCTCGCACTTGAAGTACGGCGTCGGCGCGGCGTACAGGCGATTGATCTCCCGCCAATCCCTAAGCGCCTTGTCCAGGTTCTCGATCTGCGTCAGGCACTTGGCGACGCGCGGCATCGTCTCGTTCGGGATGTCGAGCCGCCCTGCGAATCGCTTATAAACGCAGGCATCGGGCAAGAGCTCAACCCTTTCCTTCCCTGTCGGCTGATACCAAACCTTCTCGACCTGGAGGTAATCATCCTTATCCGTCTCGACCGTATACTTATTCGTCGTCCACGATATCCAGCGAATGCCGATATCCGTCTCTGCACCGGCGGGCTCGCCAACCTCAGCGGGGATGGGGAACAGCTTGATGAGTGTCTTGCCCTCGATCTCAGCCTCACGCGCCAAGTCCTGTACGAGCTCATGGTCAAGCTCGTTCTTGTCGATGAACCGCTTGGCAAACTCGAGCTCCGCATCGCCGTTGCCCTCGCCCTCAGCCTCGACCTTCTCAACCTTGATGCCCTGGCCCACGGTGTAGGAGGCGCGGAGGTCGACGATGCTTCCGACCTGCAGCCCGCCCCAGTCAGCTTTCCCCTGGTACTTCTTACTGACTTCCTCGACGGCGTTCTGATACTCCTTGTAACGGTTTCCCGTGTATGTGGCATCCTGCTCCTGGACGGCGAGGATGTTGTCGACAATCAGCATTTGCGCCTTGAGATGGCGAACCTTTCCCTCAAGCTCCTGAATCTTCACCCTTCGCCCGAATAGTGGTGCCATGTTTACCGTCCGTTAGAAGACAGATTTGTCAGAGATGAAAAGGCCGCCCGCGTCGCGCTTGCAGTGAGTGAATATCCCGTAGCGGATCGCGTCCATTGCGTGATCATTGAACTTGGCGGGCTCGGGAAGCGTGTTGCCGTACTTATCTTTCCGCCAGGCATAGCCGCCCGCCTCGCTGACGATATTCGTTGACCCGTTCACGATGTGGATCTTCTTCGACTTGAGGAAGTCGATGCCCGCCCGAACGCTGTCCGGCCCCTTCTGCGCCGGATGAACGTTCAGGTCTTGACCGCACAGCTCGTCGATGCTCTTGGGCTCAGACGAATCGAAATAGACCGGGTCGTCCGCGCCGACGCCGCTGTCTTTCATCAACTCGCCCAAGCGCCTATTGATGAGCCCTGTCTGGTAGATCAGCTCCTCGACCCAAAACTCATCAGCCTTGCGATATATGCGGACGCAGACGGCCGGGTCGATGCTGTAGCCAAAGTCCCCGCCGTAGAAGATCTCGTCGAATCGCATTTGCGGCAGATCAACGACATCCCAGGCGTATATCTGGCCCCGGGCCATCGCCCACTCGCCGCGCAGGTAAATGGCTCGAGTTGCCTCGTCCTCGATGCCCTCGAGTTGCCGGCGGTATGTCGCCCGCATCTCGTCGATGGGGTTGTCATCAATCGTCGAGACGTGGACAAGGGCGTCGGGATCGATGCGGTCGAAGAATCGCTTTTTAAGCCAGGGCGCGAGGGCTTCCTTGGGATTAAAGCTGAGGATGATCTGTTGATAGCGCGGCCCGGGCTCACGGAAGCACAGGTCAATTTCGAGGAAGTCGTCCTCGGTAAACTCGGTCGTTTCCTCGACCCATACTCCCGTCAATCCCTTGATGGACTTGATCTTCTCCGGCTCATCCAGGCCGTCAAAGAGCAGTTCGTTCCCACCCCATGAAAAGATGTTGTGCGTCTTGTTGTAATCGAAGGCGACGCCGTTCTCTACGAGCAGGCGCCGCATGACCTCGAGGACCGATTGTAGCGCGGTCTTGCGGACCTTGCGCAGTATCAGGAAGCGATGCCCGCCTTCGGTCTGGCATCTGTAAAATAATTTGCGTGCGGCAAACTCTGACTTGCCTGAACCTCGACCGCCGCATAGGACGAGAT